TAGGTGGATAGATTGTATGTGTTTCTGTTGAAAAGAATTTTAAGTTTCCAAGTCTTGTTGAATCACTTTCGTCATTTGTTGAATCACTACCTGAGTTAAATTTAAATGTTCTATCTGTTGGTGTAATTGATTGCCTTTTCAATATAAAACCTCTGTTAGGATAAACTGACGATGAGTATATGTGATTACTAACTAAGTCTGTAACATCAAGTCTAACATCTCGTGTTGCCTTGGTAAGTGTCGCTGATGAACTAACTTCAAATTCACTACTTTGACTACCTGTAAACCAAGAACCACCATCAGTCAATACTGAACCCGTAACCCAAGGTGTAGTTTCATCTTGATTTCTATATTGATAACTTACTCCATTAGTTGTAACTGGGTCGTCATCAAGTTTACCATCTCCTTCAGTCCACTCACTACCACTAACCATATATGCAAATAAGTTTTGAGTTCTTGACAATTCTTCTGAGCTAGCATCATATAAATTTAAATAATATTTTGCTGTTGATGGAATCTTACCACTTTGAACTGATGCTGATATATCAGTATAGTCAAATTGTATTAATACTCTTGATACATTTTGTACACTTCCATTTTGTGCAACCGACTTGTTTATTTCAAGTATTTCATCTGCTCCTGTATTTCTTGATGAAGTTGTTCCACCAGAATATATGGTTGCGTCTTTATCTCCGAATATAAAATAATGCATTAGATATCTCCCACTACTTTACCTAATATGTCTTGATTAGGATATTTGACTTCAAAGATACTTGGGTCTAATGATGGATATACAACTCCTTTTTTCGTTGCTTGTTCAATATCATAAACATTACCACTATATCCGGAAGTAGTTGTTGCTTTGTTTTCAATTAAAATTAATTCTTTGTTAGGATTATTATCAGTTGGTGGAACTACACTTGCTACACCTTCAACTAACGATATTTGATATGCTACATCACTCAGTACGATTGGTTGATTAATTTGCCATTTCGATATATCAAAATGATTTTTAACTGCTTGAACACAATTAAACAATACTTCACTTTTGTTATATCCTCTTTGTGTGATAATTGCAAACTTAACACCAACATTAATTATGTATGCGTTTTTTAAATTAATAGCATCAGTTAATATTCTGTATTGTGATAAGTATAATTTTAAATTTTGTTTTACTGCTTCATTTAAAGTTGTTAGTTTTTTATTTTCATCATACCCGAGTAAAAACATATTCATAGCAAATGGATTTGGTATTGTGGTGATTTCACCACTATCACTTGTTTCATATTGTTCATCTTGAACGATAAATGCTTTTGCTATGTTTCCATACTTTTGTGGTAATGAATAAACTCTTGTTATGTAGTCTTGTCTTGTTACTGCACGATTCTGTGTATTTAAATATGCTAATGCGTTTTGTTTAATTTCTGTTAGTGTTTCTTTTGATGCTCCACCTGTGGCAGGTAATGGATTATTAAAAGATAAACTTTGTTCTGCGTCCGAAACCTTAGTAGAAATTAAGTTTCCACTATCAATAGAAAAGTTAATATTCTTTGCCTGTGTAATAGAGTTTGCTCTTACATTGTGTTCAACTTCTCCACCATATCTGTACTTAATCGTAAGAGTTGTATTTGCTGGTGCTAAACCATAAGTTTTTGTTTTCATAAAATTACTTGGGTCAAATGACTCATCTAATTTTGAAACTCCAAATCCTAATGCTGAACCAACATTGTCTGGATTTGGAATAATAACTTCATCTGGATTATCACTAACACCTGCTCCAAATCTTAATTCAGTTGTATCATCATCATTAACTCTTGTTACAAATCTTCTTGATGTCTTTAATAATCTCAACATATATGGTGTATCATTTTGATATTGAGTAAGTTGTGGGTCATTCAACTCAGTATTTTCCAAAGTATCAAATACTGTATCTTGTGCTAAAAAAGGGACTTCATACCAATTATCACCATCAGAGTCTATACAAGAAATTATCTCAGATACTCCCTCTTTACCTAAAGTAATCTTATCAAATTTTTTACCTGTGGTGAATGGTATTTCCTCTTCAATAGTAGTCCCAGATTTTGCTATTACTTTTTTCTTTAATAAATAAAAATTTGGGTCAGTCCCTGATGATGGTTGTAAGACCTCTATTTCCATTGGGTCTAAAGAACTCGAAACTCTAAAGTCAACTTGGTCCAATAGGGTGAAGTCAACCCCAGTCTCTGATGTAATTATTCCGTCTCTTTGTAAAACACCTGCGTAATCTAAATCTGGAATAAAAGTTGCTCCACCATCATTTGTTTTTGATGGAACTTGTTGTGTTACTTCTATTTCTACCGTAGAAGGAACTGCTGTCTTTGGTTTATAACCATAAGATTGTGCAATATTATAAACATTTTTCTTTTCTTCTGCGTAATTTAGTAGAGTTTCTTTATATTGATTATCTACATAGTAGTTTAAAACATCACCTACATAAGATGCCATTTCAACAAACATCATACCTGGTGATGATTCATTGAAGTCATTGTATTGACCTGGGAAATAAGTTTTTGCAAACTCAATTAAGTTTTGTCTAACTGATGAAAAGTCTCTACCAATATAACTTACATCTTTCTTTACTACTTTTTTATTTGTGTTGTAATCAACCGCCATTTTATTCTCCTACTTCAAAAGTAAATGTAATTGTATCTAAAGATTCTGGTTCAAGTGTTGTTGAATATTCTAATGAAGTTAAAACTTTATTGGAATCTACATTATCTTGAACCACAACTAAATCGTTTACATTAACATAAGGTAACCAAGTAGATAAAGATTCTCTAATATCGTTTTCTACATTTTCCAAACTTATTGGTGTTATTTGTTCAAACAATAAACTTTTTAAATTAGAGCCAAAGTTTGGTTGAAACACTCTTTCACCTTTTTCTGTTAGTAATAAATTTCTAATATTAGATTTTACCTGTTCCCTAATAGTTTTTGTTTTATAAAAAAACCCTTCTGGACTATGGTCTAATGGAAATCTTATACCAACATAAATGTCGTCATCTCTATCTATTTCTCTAACATTTGGCATTATGGTCTATATCCTGAATCACCTTTTTTCTTTTTATTTATTGCTTTCATCAAACCAGAATAATCACGAGTTAATGCGTTTTGAACATCTTCTGGAACTGAGTCAACTGAAACACCTGCTTTTTTAATTGTATCAACTGCTGCCATTTCTCTCGCTCTTTCTTTATTCTGTCCTCTACCTAAATCACCATATCCCAAGACATCCGCCATATTATCACTACCTAACACTCCACCTCCTAATGTAGGATATTCATCTTCCATTGGTGCTCCTAATGGTTTAGTGTTGTTCAATACTTCATTCAATGCTTGATTTGATGTGTATTGCTTTTTTGGTTTTTGTTTGACTTTTGGTTTAGGTTTAGAAATCGTTTCTGCTAGTTTGATTTCTTTTTTGTCATTAATAAATATCTCGGTCATCTGTTTTTTAACTTCTTTACGGACAACTAATTCGATTATTTTTATTAATTCATCTTTTTTCATTTCTACTCCTATTCGGTATTTACTTTCTTACTTAAAATATTATTTACTTGTTGTTTTATACTATTTACTTCTGCCGTAAGTCCTGGTGTTGCAGTTGGATTAGCTCCAGCGTATGAACTAACTATACTTGACAATGATGCTAAAATACTATCAAGTATTTTCTTTAACTCAGTACCCAACACTACTGGTTGTGTATTTTCTCCACCTAAATTTATTTCCTTTGTATAAACATTAAACTTTTCTCTGCCGTGTAAAACAATATTGTCTGATTGTAAAGTCATTTGTGGTTTATTTATGTTTATTATTTCCTCATCTTCAAATTTAAATTTTACATCTTCCTTGGTTGTTAAATAAATAGAATTAATTTCTTTATCAAGACTTTCATCATAAACAAACTTACCAGTTCCAGTATTTAATCTTCCTGATACAATTTTCACATTAGGTGAATCTATGTACTCAGCTTCATTATTTCCAAAGTCTTTATACTGATTACTACCTAATCGAATTGAGTTTCCAAATCTACCCTGTATGATTGTATCACCTTCACGACATACTAATTTTTTACTTGCTTGTTCAGTTCCAGCAAAATATTTTCCAGGATAATA